ACCAATGGTCTGTGTGTCACGCCATGTATAACAAGCGTCTTCGGGTATATAAACAGGGTGGATTCAAAATGCCAAAGGTGAAAGAGGAGGAACCCGATGCATTTTCGCGAGGAGAGTGTCTGATAAAATTGTAGTGTAAATATAGGATGCCTTGTAGCACGGATGATAGATCACATCGAAAATATTATGAGCGACTCACTCCAATCGAAACACTCGAGACTGTGACAACCACTGGTAATAGTACAACAGAAGGTATAACTGTCGATGGATCTATATATACAGATGGGTATTTCATAGGTGACGCATCAAAAATAACAAACTTTCAATACTTTACGTTCATGGATTTAGATGACGTCGTGACGAACGGTAACACGACTACCCGAGGAGCTTTATTTAACGGTGACTTAGAAGCATCTGGTTATTTCATAGGTGACGCATCAAAAATAACAAACTTTCAATACTTCACATTCATGGATTTAGATGACGTCGTGACGAACGGTAACACTACTACCCGAGGAGCTTTATTTAACGGTGACTTAGAAGCATCTGGTTATTTCATAGGTGACGCATCAAAAATAACAAACTTTCAATACTTTACGTTCATGGATTTAGATGACGTCGTGACGAACGGTAATACTACCAATCGCGGCGCATATTTTGATGGTGATCTGGAAGCATCTGGTTATTTTATAGGTGACGCGACGTACATTACGAATTTACCATATGTGACGGGTCCAAATGGACTAACACTCGACGATGTTGTCGTGAATGGGAATACAGTGACAGTGCGTGGTGCATATTTTGATGGTGATCTGGAAGCATCTGGTTATTTATTAGGTGATGCGACATACATTACGAATTTACCTTATATGACAGGCCCAAATGCAATATCACTCGACGATGTTGTCGTGAGTGGGAATACAGTGACTGTAAGTGGTGCATATTTTGGTGGAGACTTGGAGGCATCCGGGTATTTAATTGGGGATGGAACATACATAACCAATGCCATCGACCAAACACTCGATTTTAATGACATAGTTACCACTAATAACGTATCTAGTGTAGGCGCTGTGTTTGGTGGTGATGTGACCGCATCAGGCTTTTTAATAGGCGATGGATCTTTAGTAACCAATTTACCTATAAATACACTTCAAGAGGTCACTACATCGGGTTCATCGACAAATAGATTCATAACATTCACAAACGGTGTGACCTCATTTGAAGCGATTGGGAATGTGGTGGTTACAGGAAATGTCACGTGTTCTAAACTCATTGGAAGTGGTGAGTTTTTGGGTGGCGTAGCCAACGCATACGAATTATCGGTGCTCAGTTCGAGTATATCAAGTGTCGAAAATAAAAAAATAATCACAAACACGAGTGGGCTCACGGATGTCACAAAGGGTGATTTACTCACATCTACAACAAATGGTGTGTTAGGTAAGTTGTCCATAGGTTCAAATGGACAGCTTCTGTTAGCGGATACGACCACATCACTTCCAAAATGGGAAACAGTCACGAATATATTGGATATAGGGTCAAGGACTAATGACCTCGAGAATGAATTTATATTTAACAATTTTCCAAATCTATCTTCACTCACAACAGGTGACATATTGTACGGATACGATGCTAATGACCTAAGAAAACTCGCGAGAGAAACGACGGCGGATAACACATTCCTCACGACGGGTGATTATGGAACGGGTTATGGACGTCTACTACGTATCGACGCACTGGATGGAAATGTCATGTGGTTGCATCCAAGTAATTACGATACGAACGTGGGTAACGAACCAATATTCACAAGCGGTACATCCGGTACACTGAATTATATTACAATAGAACTCAGTACAAACAAAATAGAATCATCTCGAAATGGTCGAATACCTATAGCAACTAGTGCTCCAGCATCCGAACTTTTGTTTAGTCTTCGTTTTAATGATACCATGTTTTATTCAGAAGAAGGTCGTTCATATTCGGGAACAGGTAATACAAAACACCCATCTGGTATAAAATGGAAATTATATACATACGGTGACATATACGCAAATTATATACATGGTGATGGAAGTAAATTGGTATTTCCACAATTTCCCTCAGTTCCATTTGGTTCAACACTTAACCCATCCGGTGCACCCCAATTAGGGAAAGCTGGGCAATTACTCGTATTTAGTGATAAGCGTCGTAAATCCAAAATACAAGCCATGTCTACAACCCTCAATACACTGTCTAAATTGTTACCAAAAATATACGACAAACAAGGAAAACGTGAATCGGGATTCATAGCACAAGAGATGTATTACGACGTAAAAGAAATGAGACATATCGTGTGGACGGATAGAGATGCCACCCCAAATGATCATGCACCCGAACCCGATTACTCCGATTGGGGTAAACGCCACGCATGTCTAAGATATTTACATTTCATCGCATATGTTGTGAGGTCTATACAAGAAATACGAGAGCGCATAGAACGACTCAAAAAATAATAGAACATAATCATAGAATGCCGTGTTGTTCACAAGGTAGGTCATATAGAAAATTCTACAGTAAACCACCTGAAACACTTCAAACCGTTACCGAAAGGGGTAACACGTCTACGCAGAGTGTAGAATTTCAAGGAAATGTAGAAACATATGGATTTTTTATTGGTGACGGTTCTCAACTCACAAATATACCACCGCAATCGTCAATAACACTTGAGACGACTGTGTACAACGGCAACACGGCGACTCACGGTGCTTATTTTGGTGGCGATCTAGAGGCAACCGGATTTTTAATAGGTGATGGTTCTCAACTCACAAATATACCACCACAATCATCAATAACACTTGAGACGACTGTGGACAATGGCAACACGGCAACTCAAGGTGCTTATTTTGGTGGCGATGTCGAAGCAACTGGATTTTTTATTGGTGACGGTTCTCAACTCACAAATATACCACCGCAATCGTCAATAACACTTGAGACGACTGTGGACAATGGCAACACGGCGACTCAAGGTGCTTATTTTGGTGGTGATGTCGAAGCAACCGGATTTTTAATAGGTGATGGTTCACAACTTCAAAATTTACCAGCTGCCCCTGATATCACACTCCAGACTGTCATTGCAAATGGTAATAGTGCAACACAAGGTGCATATTTCACTGGAGACCTAGAAGCATCGGGGTATCTCATAGGTGATGGTTCACAACTTCAAAATTTACCAATACCCACATTAGATGCAATTCTATTAAATGATAATGTCGCGACTCAGGGTGCATATTTCACTGGAGACCTAGAAGTATCTGGGTATCTCATAGGTGATGGTTCGCTAATACAAAACTTACCTACACCTACACTCGATAACGTTCTATTGAATGATAATGTCGCGACTCAAGGTGCATATTTCACTGGTGACGTTGAAGCTTCTGGGTACTTGATAGGTGATGGTTCTCAATTACAAAATTTACCCATACCTACACTCCAAGATGTGACAACCCAGGATTCAACTACTAGCGACAAGATCACGTTCTCAAATCCGATAACATCCCTTGAAGCGAGTGGAAATGTCGTCGTCAATGGAAATGTGACAGCACTCGAATTCTTTGGTGATGGATCGGAACTGACGTCACTCGTACCACCGTCCCAATTAGACGATAACTCATCACGCATAAACACACTCAATCAAAAAGTGATCATCACGAACACGAATGGAATCACCACAAATTTTACAAAAGGTGACATACTCTATGCATCTTCTAGTGGCACATTATCCAAACTTGCCATAAGTTCGACACAAGGTGAAGTGCTGTCTGTGAATGCATCGGGTGTACCGGAATGGAGTGCATCACCTGATGTCTCATCTATTGATAATAGAATTTCGTCACTCGAGAGTAACATTATGGTGACGTCTACGACGGGTATTACGGGTATCCAGACTGGCGATATACTATATGCATCTGCGACAAACACACTGACACGATTACCAAAAGGAGCTTCCGGACAATTTTTAGCCATAAATAGTTCGGGCATTCCCCAATGGGTGAATGGACCTGGTGCGTCTACACAGTTCATCACTGAATCTTATGTGTCTTCCAGAACAGCGAGACTTGGATTTCACAATACAAATCCTTTACACGCAATATCATTTGGTACGAGTTATTATGATGAAAATTTATCCACTGGCGCTGCAAATTTAGTGATAAGTGGGAATGTATTTGCCGAATTTTATTATGGTGATGGTTCGCGTCTCACAAACATTACCGTGTCCCAGACATCCGATGCGAGAGCCAAGTCTAATGCTTCCATCATAGTCAATTCACTGGATACACTCTCTAAACTTAAACCAGTCATGTATGACAAAGATGGTGTAGAAGAATCTGGTTTTATAGCACAAGACATATATTATGATGCCCCTGAATTGAGACACCTCGTGGAACTTGGTAAAGATGCAAATCCAAATGAAACAAAGAATGAACCCAACTACGAAGACTGGGGTGAAGACCACGCAAAACTCGATTACGTGGGTCTCATTGCATACACGGTCGCGGCTATAAATGAACTACGAGAAATGGTCGAAGAACTCGAAAATGCTTAATTTAATCTGTTTTTACCAGTCACGTGTCGTGTGAATGGTAAAAATAGTTCACTTACTTCTTAATAGAATCCATCGCGGCGAGTGCAACCACTCCCGCGATAAAAAACAAAACAACGTAATTCGTTTCGGTATCTTCTGTACGACTTCCAGCCCTGGACGGACGAACCCCCGCCGATGGGGTGTGCATCCGAGGAAGCCGAGGTGGTGGCTCTTCCTCAAGAGGGCAGTACCCTATCATTTATACTATGCCTACAAATTTATTTCGACAGACTTCTTCTTGCGCCCACGTTTACCCTTTGTGGTGGTAGACACCTTGACCTCTTTCACATCAGAATCGTCTTCATCGTCGGCTGGACCTTCAACGATATCCGAAATCGCGTCATCGTCATCATCGTCAAATGATGGAATGGGTTCTGGTGCTGTGGTAGACATGGGTGGCACGGGTGGCATCATAATGTTACCCATCAAGCTTGAGATATCAACACCAGGTCCTTTCATTTCGTATCTATCACCACTCGATGGTTCGTTGGATGAGGTCTCCATCGCACTTCTGGGTGTCGTATTCTTCACGGCGTCCACCATGTTTTGAACGAGACTTGGGTTTTGCTTCAAAATATCATTCATATTAGGCATAACAGACTTGAACATGCTGTTGGTTAAATGGAACATCATCGCCGAACCACCAAGCATCATGATGAGCTTGACTTCTGGGGCAACGTGCATCTTCGTCCTATATTTGACATACAACTCTTCAAACACTTCATCATAGTCGTCAACATTTTCCATGACATTTTCAGACCATCCTTCGAGTTGAATCTCGAATGGGTTGTACTTTTTATTCAAGAATTCAAGACCCGTGACACACGCAATCAGCATACGACGAGAAAACTTAATAGACCGGTCAACGTCAATGCTATACGTGATTCGCTTCACTTCTGTACGTAAATCGTCGACATTTGAGTACACGTTGAGCCTTTTATTCACAGTAAAACCCTTCTTTTCTAGGCGACCAAGCTTATTCACGAGATCCGCCTTTTCTTCATCTATCGATTTATACCCAGGCGATGGTCGCTCTTCTTCCTGCATCGCATAATCACCCTGCATGTACGGTGGTTGCTCATCTTCTTCTTCATCGTACTCACCATAGTCTACTGGTTCTTCTTGGTGTTGTGGTGGCGCTGATTGCTTCGTTGGATTCGCGAAAGCATCGATGTCTTCTTGCATCGTTGGTGGTGGAACCGACTGTGGTGGTCTGTACACGGTCGGCTTTGGGACACGGCGCGCAGAGCGTGGACGAGGCACTTCTATTTCAATCTCATCCATGAGCGCCTGTTCATTATCATCAAGTTTCATGACATTACCAACACTTCGGTTGAGAGTTATTTCACCGTCCATTACTCTGTACTTTTAAAGTAATTCAAAATCTTTAACGCACTTTATAAAAAATATTGCATACATAATAAATGATGAAACTCAATGCCACGAACCGAAACACTCTTAAGGCTATCACCTTTGTGTGTGCACTCCTTTCCGCGTTGATGGTTTTGTTCCCTCGCAAACGAAGTGGTTACCAGCCCAGACCAATCAACCTCGAGGTTGCCCCCGAAGGTGCTGTCGAATCCATTTTTGACTTGGAACACACGATCGAGTGTGTACCAGGTTCCGAAAAGTCTGCCTACTACACGAAGTCGTTGACTCCAGGTGGTATCTGTGGCGACCAAGAATTCGTCAAGAAGAGCGCCGATGCGAAGATTATTGGTGGAATCGGCGGATCTTTAATATAATGTATTAGTAATGACTACTGTGAATACGGTTCGACAAGTTTTGCCAGATTTTGAATACGAGTACCATACCATATCGGTGGATACTATCGGTCAAGCTAGTAAAAACACTTTTACGGTGCACTTGACACAGCCAATCGAAAACATTGTTCAGGCTCGCCTCTTGGCGGCGCGAATCGATGCAGCTGGCTCCAATGTATGCCACATTTCGGTCGATGAATTGAACACAAATTATTCCCAAAGAACTTCAAATGTGTACGGTGGACAAGCAAATATGACTACACTTAACAGAGGATTCGGTACGGTGTTACAAGATGGTTCCAATCCAATCGTGTTTAAGGATGATTATGACGTGACTACACAATACATGACTCCAGTGAGAAAGATTGATAGATTGAGTTTTACACTCAGAGATGAAAACGGTGTCACCACGACGGATGGCGCCGATAACTTTTTTATTTTCAAATTTGTTTGCAAGAATAAGAATTTGCCCTTCGTTGAATCGGGGCGCTAGGTACGTGTATTTTTTACCTTTATGTATTATAAATGTCGGCGGGAGTCGTGCAATTGATAGCCATAGGTGCTCAAGATGAACACATCATGGGTGAACCTGAGATATCATTCTTCACGTCGACATTCAAACGGCATTCAAATTTTTCACAGTCCGTAGAGAAACAACTCATGCAGGGTAATGTGAAAAATAACGCTATGACATCCGTAAAATTCGACAAAACTGGTGACATGTTGGGATACTTGTATATCACAGTAGATGATAACAATCAATCTATAGACATAACAGACTGGACCCAAGTTATAGACAAGGTTGAGTTGTATATAGGAGGACACCTCATAGATTCTCAAGATTCGGTGTTTACAGAGAAAATCGCTATAGATACATTTGCACAGAACGTGTCTAAGAGCTCAAATGGTCCACACCCAGGTATAAGCTCCAAATCATACTTTTATCCTCTTCGGTTTTTCTTTTGTGAAGGTCCTCAATGTGCACTCCCACTCGTGGCATTGCATTATCATAACGTAGAAATACGTATTCACTGGGGTAACGCTGTCGGAAACTACAATTATGAATTGTATGCGAATTATTACTATCTCGACAACGAAGAGCGTGGAAATATAGTTTCTCGTAATCACGAGATGCTCATCACACAAGTGCAAAAAAATATACCATCGGGTGAATTGGATCAAGAACTCATATTTAGTCATCCAGTTAAATATATCGCCTCTTCGGATACATCATCCAATGGCGCACTTACATCCATATCAAACCGAATTAAATTAAACATAAATGGACTCGATATAGGAAACTTTAAATGGGCGAAACCACATTACATAGACGTCATGGCTTATTATCACACGAATTATGTGACTTCCCCAGATTTCTTTATGTATTGTTTCTGTCTCTTAACAAGTTCTTTACAGCCCACAGGTACTTTAAATTTTAGTCGTCTCGATAACGTAAAAATTATAAGTGAGACTTTACCAATAATACACCCTATATATGCGGTTAACTATAACATTTTGAGAGTTGAAAATGGCATGGCTGGTTTACTATACGCGAATTAAAATACAATAGTATATTAAATGGTTAAGAATTCCGGTGTGAATCAGCCTACTGATATGGTGCGCCTCGGGCGATACGTTGATTCAGAACAGCCCAGAAACTCCATTGTGTTTAATGCCTCAGAAAACAAAATTCGTGATATCAAACACAGCGGATTATACATAAGTCCAATACGTAATGCGAGTGCATCGAACTTACTTGCGTATGATTCGATCACGAAGGAAATTGTCGATATAGGAGG